AAATTATGCAAACAAAAACACATTACTTATTCTCATCTCACAACAACGAAATCAGTTTGGATCTATGCATGCTAGTCACATCCCCACAGGTGGGATGGCAGTCAAGTTCTTTTCTTCAACCGTCATCAAGCTTTGGTCTTCTGAGGCTGAGGCTAATGCTATTAAGGCTGGCGTTAAAGTTGGCGACAAAATTATCGAGCAAAGAGTCGGAAGGCCAGTTAATTGGATTATTGATTACAACAAACTTGGCCCCCCAAATTTATCAGGACAATATGACTTTTACTACCAAGGGGAGGCTCTTGGTGTAGATAGGGTTGGCGAAACATTAGATGTTGCAGAAATGACTGGCGCAGTTGAAAAAGGAGGAGCTTGGTATACAATTGGAACAGAGCGTTTTCAAGGTAGGGCAAAAGCAGTTCAATACCTTAGAAATAATCCAGAAGTTGTTGCTAAACTAATTGGAGATATAAATGCCAAACATTAATGAATTTTTAAATAAAAGTAGTATCGAGCAAGTACATTCCACATTGGAAAAGCTTGATGGGATTAGGCCTTGTGCTCAATGTAAGGAAGATGTGGATGGTGGGTTGTGGGATCCAATTGATCTTAAAATGACATGGAAGTGCTCTTCTGGGCATGAAAATTCATTTCAGGTGCAATAGTGTCTGAAAGATCAGAGGTTAAAAGAGATAGGGCTAAGGCTCAAAAAAATTCTGGACGTGGCGACTATCAAAAGGGTGACGCACAGTGGAATAAGTTCCTTGTGGACTACAAAGAGGCTTCAAGATCTTTTACTTTAAACAAAGATGTATGGGCAAAAATATGCACAGATACCTTTAAAGTAAATAGGGATATGCACCCAGCTTTAAAAATTATTATAGGAACGGAATCCAAGGTAAGACTTGGTATAATAGAATGGTCAATTTTAGAAGAACTAATCCAATTCTGGGAGGAAAACAATGGATAAATATCAAGTAATGCCGCAGGTTGTAGTATATAAAGATATGTTTACAAAGGAAGACCTTCAAAGGTTTTATAGCCTTATGGATTTTTATGAAAGCGACACTAGTCAGTTTGATGTTGTAAATGAAGAAGATTCTACAAGGGGCGACAATCATGGCACAGCCCCAGTTGAAGAAGATAATGATTCCCCAATAAATCTTTGGGTTCCTTGGCATACATTTGGCAAGAAAACTTTTTATAATTTTAAACAAAAACCAGAAAACCTTGCTGACAAAAATTTAATATTTCTTTATGAATTCAGAGATAAACTTTCTAATGTATTCCGTTCTGTATTTAAAGATTATATTAATGAATGGTCTAAGTCTGGTTATTGGCCAGACTATATTACTAGCTGGGAATTAGATCAGCCAGAAATTAGTCGCTTTTATTCTTCAGTAATTGAAGTTTTAAAGCATGATATACATCCAGAAAAAGAATTGGCTATTACATTTCACACTGATGCACATAAGCATAGAGTTGGTCAGCCAAGAGGACAGCAAATTATTACAATTACTATTTATGTAAATGATGACTATGAAGGTGGAGAAGTTGAATTTTTAAATGAAATTGATGAAATTCCTTCAGTAATAACCTATAAGCCAAAAGCTGGAGACGTTACTGCATTCCCTTCTGGAATTCCTTACTGGCACTCAGCTAAAGCTGTAACAGATGGAAACAAAAAACTTTTTGTTAGAATGTTTGCAATTTGGCATTATGAAGGATCTCAGGAGTGGGCAGACGGAATTAAAAAATATGGTGAAGATGAGTGGAATAAAATTGTAGACGAAGATGTTCAAAAGAAAGTAGACACTGGAATTTATGATCGTGAAGTTAGAATTGAAGGCACTAATTGGAAAGATGTCAATCCAGCAATTAAAGTCGAAGTTTCAAAAGAAAACCACACATACGTAGACGGAAGGCTGATGTGATTAAAGAAATCATTCTTTGTACTATAACGGGTGCAGCAGTCGGTGCAATATTTACAATTTTTAAATTACCAGTACCAGTACCTCCAGTATTTCCAGCAGTTATGGGAATAGTTGGATTATGGATTGGCGCCACCCTGATAGGACGTGTAATATAATGTCCACGCTTTTGTTTGGTATTATGATAGGACTATCAATAGGATATCCACTCGGATTATTTATAGACAAATTGGACAATAGGATTAAAAATGACAGAAGATAAGAACACGCTTGAGCTTATAAGCGACATTACTGAATTTAATGACCTTCATGAGTTTATGAAGGATGAGCATTTAGATAAAGCATTGGCAGTAGTAGTAAAGCTTTTAATGAATCCAGATGTTCCTTCTGCTAGATCACCAATGCTTATTATGGAGCTACAAGCAATGTCGACAAAGTTTGCTGTTATGGCATCTTACTATTCTACTATTGCAAAAGATAAGGCTGGAACAACAAATAATAATAAGAAGAACGTGTATTATTCTTTAAAGGAGTCCATAGACAAACTTGTAGATGCACTTAAATATGTTGTTAGGTACAATTCCTAATGGGTAGAGATATTGTAAAGAACCTTAAGTTTAAGAAACATACTGGAAAGTTCTTTGACCCAGAAAAATTTGCACAGCTTCTTGATGAATCATATAGGAACTTAAAGCGAGCAGATGGAGAGATGACAAAGAAGTCTTTTAGTCCAAGCTCTCTTGGGTACGGACATGGCAAGTGTCCTAGATACTGGTACATGGCTTTTAGTGGCGCAATGTTTATTGATGACAATGATGCTGTTGCAGTAGCTAATATGGCTCAAGGAACGCAGGCTCACGAAAGGCTTCAGAAGTTAATTGCTACCATGCCTGAATGGAGATCTGAAGAAGAAGAAATTATTAATGAGTATCCTCCTATTAGAGGCTTCATAGACCTTATTATGGAATATGATGGCGAAACAGTTATTGGTGAAATTAAAACTGCAAAGCAGGAGGTGTGGGATACAAGGCAGTCAGAGATGAAGTCTAGTACAAACCACATGCTCCAGCTATTGACATACATGAAGCTAAAAAATGCCAAAGAAGGTTTTTTTCTGTATGAAAATAAAAATACTCAAGAAATTTTAATTATACCTATTTCTATGAACGATAAAAATAAAAAAATTATTGAAGACGCATTTTTATGGATGCAAGAAGTTTGGGATAACTTTCAAAATGGTGGGCTTCCAATGAGGCCAGCAGGCGCAACTAAATCTAAAATGCCTTGCACATACTGCCCAGTCAAAAAAGAATGCTACAGCAAAGATACTCCGCTTGGAGAAGTTCAAATAGAGTTATATGAGGCCAATGGCCTATGAAATGTTATAGAAAAGAATGCACGATAGAGTTTGAGTCTAAGACTCATAATCAAAAATATTGTTCTGATGAGTGCTGCAGGATTGCAACTAACAAAAGAATTATGGAAAAATATTATGAAAAAAAAGCCATAAGAAATGGATCTATAAGAAATTGTATTAAGTGCAAGGGTAAACTGAGTAGATATAACCAAGGATCTTCATGCTCAATATGTGAAAAAAATAGTTCTTCTAAACTTAATTCTAAAATATTGGAGATGCTAGATGAAATTGGGTGAGTTAATAAAGACTAAAGCTAGCCGTGTGCTTGGCATAGATGCTTCTACAAATTCTATTGCATTTTGCCTAATGGAAAATGATGTTCCATTAAAATGGGGAAAGATAAATCTTTCTGGTAATGATATATTTGAAAAAATATACGATGCTAAACTAAAGATGTCTGTAATGTTAGAAGAGCTAAAGTCTGATTACATAGTAGTTGAAGGTGCCGTGCTTGTAAGATCGCCAGATGCTGTAATAAAATTATCTTATGTCTATGGAGTTGTTATTGCTGAGCTTATGTCTACTGGAGCTAAGGTTATTACAATTAGCCCTACCGCATGGCAGTCCTACATAGGTAACAAAAATCCTACTAAAGATGAGAAGTCTGCAATAAGGTTAGTAAATCCAGGATATGCGGACTCATGGTATAAAAATAAGATACGCAATATGAGGAAGCAAAGAACTGTAGATTACTTTAACAAGAAGTATGATTTAGCACTAGAAGATTTTGATGTAGCAGACTCATTTGGCATTGCACACTATGCAAATAAAGTGCTTACAGAACGATGAAACTTTATCAAAGCAAAGAGTGGCTATATAGAAGATATGTAGTTCAAAAGAAAACGGTTACGGAGATAGGAAAAGAATGTCAAGTCTCTGCTATGACAATACAGAGATACCTAGAACAGTTTGGATTAATTAAAAAAAGATGAATCTAGACAGTATGTGTTATAAAATTTTTCATATTCCAAATTACGGCGAATCTGCTCAAGAAAGATCTAGGCTATTTAGTGAACTTGATTCATATCTTTCCAATAAGATTGACAGACTAAATACAGATACTGTATTAATAAGTAACAAAGAGCAGTATTTTGATTTTAATGAAAAGCATAACCTAATTAAAGCCAATAGAAAATTTAAATGGGGAGAGCTTGGAATTTGGGCCAGCAATCTTTTAGCAATAAAAAATTTTATAGAAACAGATAAAGAGTATTTAATGTTGATGGAAGATGATATTTATGTTCCCGATAAAGATAGGTTTATAGAATTATTAAATGGGTACATGGACAGTCTTCCAGAAGGATGGGAAGTATTTAGTTATTTTGTTCATGAGAATCAGTTTACAAGATTTCAAAATATATACGGAGATACGGATATTGTTCCAGCCTATCAAGACTGGTCCATGCTTTGCTACATTCTAAATAAAAAATCGGCTACAAAAATACTAGATCTATGTTTAATTAACGGCTTCGATATGCCGATAGATTGGTATATATACCGACAACCTGAAGTATTTAAATCTTATACCCTAAACCCTATTGCGGAAATGGGATGTAAATTGTATGATATAGTATCAACATTTCAAGAAAGAGAAGAGTGGCACACAGTGCCAGAAAAGAGATAGCATGCCAAGAGCACTAGCAGAAAAATTACCAAATTGGTTTTTAGGAAATAAAACTCAAGAAGATTTTAATAAATTGTTAGATGAATTTAGGGGAAAGCCAAATCTTAAATTTTTAGAAATCGGATCATTTTGCGGTAATAGTGCAGCGTGGACTATTGAAAATATTCTAACTAATAAAACATCAAAACTTACATGCGTAGACCCATGGAATGGAAATGTTGCACATGAAGCATTTGATTTTTCTGATGTTGAAGCTGCTTTTGACGAACAGCTAGAGCCATTTAAAGATCAACTTATTAAAGAAAAATCTTACAGTGATGAATGGCTTATGAAAAATCGTTCCAAGCAATATGATTTTATTTACATTGATGGTGATCATATGCCGCAGGCATTTATGATGGACGCACTTCTATCCTGGGAACTTTTAAAACCAGGTGGGATTATGGCAATCGACGACTATGCATGGACACATCCAAGAGGTGCTAAATATAATCCAGGACCAGCAATTGACATGTTTGTAAACATGTATGCAGAACATTTAACTGTTATAGAAAAAGGATGGCAAGTTTGGATACGAAAGAATCCAGATTATGTTCGACCAGAGCATATTCACGAATAAGGGGCGGAAAATGTTAAAACCAGTATTTGAAGATTCCAAAGAGTTTAGGTATGAAGACTTATACCTATACTCTGTTGGAGCACCAGCAGGATCCAAGATATTAGGAACATGTCTTGAAATAGCACATATGCTAATTGATAAAAATATATCTTATGGCAATTCAGCATTAGAGCCAGTAAGAATATTTTCTACGGCGGATTCAACAGAACAACTTAAGGTTAGAATTGATGATAAGCTAAATAGAGTAAAAAACAACCAGGGATTTGCTGGAGACAATGACATAGATGATCTAATTGGTTATCTTATACTTTTAAGGATATCTAATGACATACATGGGATTTGATCAAACAAACTTTATAAAACTTCACGATATGGTTTGGATCTATAAAAATTTTTTATCTGAAGAAGAAATTAATAGGGCCATTAAAAATATTGAGTCTGGAAAGATTGTCGAAGTTAGAGACACTAAAGCAAAAAAAATTCAATTTAATGGACAATTTATTCACAAAAAAATAGTAGGTTTAATTAATAGTAATAATACTTATACTGGAGGAGATCTAGTTGCTTTTGATACTCCAATAAATACATTTTGGCCTGCTCATAATGATAATCCAAATGATTCTAATGTTGCTTATCAAAAAGTATCTGGTATGGTAGGATATTTAAATGAATTTGAAGGAGGAGAATTAATATATCCAGACTATGGAATTATAATAAAACCAGAACCAGGGGACCTTGTAATCCATCATTCTATTGCCGTACATGCAGTTGCATTAACTAAATCTGATAAAAGGCTGACATATACATGTGAGCTTTATAGAATTAAAGAAGATTTTCCAGAGGATGAAAAGAAAAAAGCAATTGACTTTTTAGTCAACCAGAAGTATAATATTGGACATGAGTAGTATAGAGCCAGCAGTACATTTTGACCGCATGAATAAAGTCGTTGAGGAGCTACTCAAGGGCAATTCAGCCACGCAGATAGCAACAGCTACAGGATTTTCCAGAAAAGAAGTCCTAGAGTTTATTGATGAGTGGAAGACAGTGGTACACAATGACTCTAATATAAGAGATAGAGCAAGAGAAGCAATCTCTGGTGCCGACCAACATTATGCAATGCTTATTAAAGAGGCCTGGAAGACCGTAGAGGATGCTGATTTAAGCGGGCAACTAAGTGTTAAGGCGGGAGCCCTAAAGTTAATTGCAGACATAGAGACTAAAAGAATAGCAATGCTCCAGTCTGTTGGAGTTCTAGAGAACACTCAGATAGCTTCACAAATTGCAGAGACGGAACGCAAGCAAGAAGTTCTTGTTGGAATCTTAAAAGAGGTTACCGCTGGATGCCCTAAATGTAAACTTGAGGTTGCAAAAAGATTATCTCAAATTACTGGTATTGTAGAGGCAGTAGTTATAGAGTCATCAGATGTCGTTTGATTTTTCTGATTTAATTGATATATTAGACGGCGAAGAGTTTGAAGAAAAGCCAGTAGACTTACAGACATTTGTAACACATCCAGACTATCTTGGACTACCACCATTATCTGAATTACAATATACTTTAATTGAAAAAAGCTCACAAGTGTATAAGGAGTCAACACTTAAAAAGCTTTTTGGAGAAGAAGAAGGATCTAGAACCTACAAGCAAACCTGCACTGAAGTAGTTGCTCAATTGGGAAAGGGTTCTGGCAAAGACTACTGCTCAACAATTGCAGTAGCGTATATAGTCCACCTTTTGCTATGCTTAAAGAATCCAGCTACATATTATGGCAAGCCACCTGGGGATTCGATTGATATTATTAATATTGCAATCAACTCTCAGCAAGCACAAAATGTTTTCTTTAAGGGATTTAAAACAAGAATAGATAGGTCCCCTTGGTTTGCTGGCAAATACGAGTCTAAGGCATCTGAAATTAAATTTGATAAATCAATAACAGTGTACTCAGGTCACTCTGAAAGAGAAGCGTTTGAGGGTTACAACGTTCTTGTTGTTGTTCTTGACGAGATCTCTGGCTTCGCAACAGAAAATACTACTGGGCACGAACAGGCAAAGACTGGAAGTGCTATATATGATATGTATAGGGCTTCTGTGGACTCAAGATTTCCAGACTTTGGTAAAGTTATTTTGCTTTCTTTTCCTAGATATAAAAATGACTACATACAACAAAGATATGAAGATGTTGTTGCAGAAAAAGAAGTTGTTGTCAGAACGCATCAATTTAAATTAAATGATGACCTTCCAGATGGAACTGTTGGTAATGAGTTTGATATTGATTGGGAAGAAGATCACATAATTTCTTACAAGTATCCTAAAATGTATGCATTAAAAAGGCCAACCTGGGAAGTTAATCCAACAAGAAACATAGATGATTTTAAAACATCCTTTTATAAAAATTCATTAGACGCACTTGGAAGATTTGCCTGCATGCCACCAGAAATGATTGATGCTTTCTTTAAATCTAGAGAGAAGGTAGAGAAGGCATTTAATAATACTGGATTAGCAGTAGATAAATTTGGAAGACTTGAAGAATGGTTTCAACCAGACTTAGAAAAAAAATATTTTATACATGTTGACTTAGCTCAAAAACATGACCACTGTGCAGTTGCAATGGGTCACGTTGAAAAATGGGTCAACGTAAGAGTAACAAATGAATACTCTCAACCTGCACCAATAATAAGTATTGATGCCATAAGGTACTGGACCCCAACTGCAGAAAAATCTGTTGACTTTACAGAAGTAAAAGATTATATACTTTCCTTAAAAACTAGAGGGTTTAACATAGGAGTATGTACATTTGATAGATGGAACTCTCACGACATGATGCAGCAGTTAAAAACCTACGGAATTAATACAGAAATATTGTCAGTTGCTAAAAAGCATTATGACGACATGGCAATGGTTATATTAGAAGAAAGGCTCAACGGCCCACACATACCCCTATTAATAGATGAATTATTGCAATTAAAAATTATGCGTGATAAGGTTGACCACCCAAGAAAAGGTTCTAAGGACCTTGCTGATGCTGTCTGCGGAGCAGTGTTTAATTCAATTAGCAGGACTAGATTTAATAACAACACAGAGGTCAATGTCCATACATATGAATCAATGTCGTATGACAACGACTTTAATGTAGATGGGAAAGAAGAAGAGTACGTACAAAATATGATTAGGGCACCAAGAATGCCCGATACTTTAAAAGAAGCTATAGACGGGATGATGATAATATGAGCGAATATCAGGAGAAAGCAAGGGAATGTAAATGCTGTGGTAAGCACGTACCGCTTCCTACTGTTTTAAAAGAATATGAGGGGCTAATGTTATGTCCAACAACATTTTCAAATGTTATGGAGTATAAAAGAATATGGTCTACTATAGGATCAAGGCCACCAGGCAGCGTTAGAAAGCATTTCTCTGACTATGTACAGCAAATAGTCGAGGGTGGCCAGTGAAAAAAATCCTAGTAATAGGTGATTCCCACACAGCAAAGCTTGGCAATTGTGTACCAGATGTTTTCTTTTTAAAAGACAGATTAATTGAATTTAAAGACTCAGAACAATTCTACGTATCTCATTACTTTGAGAACAATGAAGAAATGTGGGTTAGAGATTCATTAAGAATGTACGAGGACTCTAATTTAAAGATATGGATGTCAGCTCATCCAGGCAGGTCTGCTTTCAATTATGATTTTAACAATTTTGCTAGCGGTACTCAAAAATATATATTAGACGAATGGGATTCAAAAGAAAGCATAGTTATGCCCTGGCTTGGTTATATTGATATTAGAAATTGGCTACCTCAAACACATTTAGATAATTATAAGTCAGCAAAAGAAGTAGTAGAAGTATATGTAAATAATGTAATAAAAAAATTTAATAAATCTAAAATTATATTTATAGAGCCATTACCACAATTTATATGTATAGTCACAAATAACTGGGCAAGAATGTCGGCAGATCCAGATATAGAGTTTGAGAAAAGATATGAGCAGCATCTTATTTTTGTTGAAGAGTTAAGACTCAAATGCAAAGAACTCGGCTTAGAAGCACCACTGAGGCCTTCTGAGATACTAGGTACGGACATGATTGAGCCTTATATGCAGCCTAAAAAGCCAATTAAGTTATTATTAAATGATCATATGACTCAGCCATATTACGAAAAAATAGTTGAATATATAGCACAATCAATATAGTTATTGACGCCTGCTGTACATAAATGTATAATACTTAAAGGCGACAGTAGCTTAGTTGGTTAAAGCCCCGAACTCATAATTCGGTAATCGTAGGTTCGAGTCCTACCTGTCGCACTAGACCTCTGTAGCTCAGAGGAAGAGCAACAGACTTCTAATCTGTTGGTCGCTGGTTCGATTCCAGCCAGGGGTACGATACACGAAAGTGTATTACTTATATAAGGAGAAAAAATGAAAACAATTGGCGATAAGCTAGGTAACTTTGCCGTTACTGGAGTAAAGCCTGGAGCTCTCACGTACGACGATAGCTCTTTTGAAACAATCACGCAAGAATCTTTTCCAGGCAAATGGAAGGTTATTGTATTCTATCCAAAAGATTTTACATTTGTATGTCCAACAGAAATTGTTGCATATGATAAATTATCTAGTGACTTTAATGATCGTGATGCAGTTCTTATGACTGGATCTGTAGATAATGAATTTTGTAAGATTGCTTGGCGCAATGCTCATGAAGACCTCAAGAAAACAAATTCATGGTCTTTTGCAGATACTGCACATCAGCTTGCCAATGACTTGGGTGTTCATGCTCCATCTGGAGTTACATATCGTGCAACATTTATTGTTGATCCAGAAAATATTATTCAGCATAT